AACGACGAAATATTGGAACTCGTGAAATCCCGTATTGTCCAACTGATCAAGCCGTTTGTAAAAGATCCATTGGACTTTGTCACTATGGCACAAGAAAGTAATATCTTGATCAATTCGAATTTCAATTGTGGATACTTTCTAAATCGGGATACACTACATTCTATATTGCGTAGTTCAAAATACGGAATAGAAACCGCATACGACCCATGTAGTTATCCGGGAGTGAAATGTAAGTTCTATTATGACAATAGAATTGGTTCAGATCATACACAACAGACTGGACAAATATTACAAGAAGACCGCGGAATGAAGATGAGTGAAATCGGTGGCAATAAAAATTATACTGAGGTGTCATTTATGGTTTTCAGAACGGGTAGTTGTTTGATCGTGGGTAATTGTTCGGAAAAAATATTGCATATCGTATTTAACTTCATAAAGAATGTATTAAAAAATGAATATTCTGCAATTTGTGTCCCCTCAAATGAAGAGACAGTGAAGATAAAAAAACCGAAGATCCGAAAGCGAACTGTATGGTTTACGACAGAATGATACTATCAAACTGAATACAGCCAATTCACTAATTCAGTCATATTGCCTGATAAATATTTTTCTTTAAGAATATCACGACTAACACTAAATTTGCTTAATAGTTGCTCGTTTTTTTCTTGTTCTGTAACGGAACCACTCCTCACCCGTCGCATTTTTTCGGTTTTGCATATCATACTCGTTAATAATTCTATATACTCCTTAATATTCGGTTCGAAATTGCACTGTATATTATCCAGGTATACCACTGCAAAATCCAATTTATCAATCGCATACAAATATCGCAACATGAATTCATCACATATGCGCTTTCTATCTTGAAATGTATAGCTTGCATTATTCCAATAAAACAATACATTGATTATTTTTGATATTCTCAGGTACATGTTACGCCATTCCTTATCATTAATATTGATGGGTTCGTCCATCAGTGTTAGAATATTACTCATTGTATTCGTAGGATCGTTGTTATCACCGTCATGTATATCAAAGATGGTTTTCTTATAGACAAATAACACAGCATCCGTATTGTTTAAACTATGAGTTAAGTTTGATTTGTGGACCTGTTCTATGTATTCTAAAAAATAATAACAAGCCTGTTGTGTATAATATTTTGCCTGTTCTATATTTTTCTTCCTAAGCAAGACGTACTCAAATACCCGATGTATTGAGTTCACTCCGATGGATAATATAATGGGTAGTTGATCAGACGTTTTGATCAATTCAGAACCGTCTATTTTTATAAATAGTTCCTTAATAGCATAACAGTATTGTTCAGCAATGCATTGTTTTAAAGTTTTTGGTACCATTGATGTCATATTTACTAAACTATACACTATATTCCGATTTATTCGGAACCTGCGTATTTTCTAGATTAGATAACCCGGGTGTTTAGAAGTAATCAAATAATTATGTTTTTCGTTATAATGATTTAAAGTAATCTCTCAAATATACACTATACATTGTTGATAATGGAGAACACGAATGATAATCAGACACCAAATGCAAATGGATACAGATTGCCCGAGAACAATACGCTGCAACATGCAGCAAAACTATCTATCGTAGAGGATAAACCCATTATGATGGATTATTGGACGAATTCCTTGGACAAGTCAGTTATTATTGGTGTCAAGGATAACCAAGAGAAGCTCATTGTTAAGAGTGAAGAGGAGTATACCAGTCCAGTATCTAAAATTTACAAGGTTAGCAAAGAGTATATTATTATTACTGAGAACTCTATTTACATTGTAGATGTAGAAATTCCTACCAAACGTATCAGTTCGTAATTGTTACAATTTGTGTTGCAATCTTATTTACAACACAAATTTCCAATCTGAGAGTGAGTGAACTATTACAGAATATCCTGCATTGCATTTCGTTGTTCGTCAGTTAGGTTCTCGGGAAATGCCACATCTAATTCGAGGATGAGAGATCCTTTGTTGCCTTCACGTGCCATCCCCATGGTTTTAAATACATTTTTATGTCCAGGTTTGATTACTGTGGGATTATCTAGGTTATTCAGACGTAAGTTTTTACCATTTAAGTGTGCGAAATCGATCTGAAATCCACACAGTGCCTCTTTTAATGTAATCGTCGTTTTGTATATTAAATCGAGACCAATACGTTTAAATATAGTATCATTACGTACGTGTATACATACTTTAATATCACCTTTATGTTCGGGTGTTGCATTGCCTTTTCCAGAGAGTAGCAATATTTCGTTGTTGTCTATTCCCTCGGGGACATTTACATATAATGTTTCAATTTCTATTTCCTTTGCATTGTTATTCAATGTCCAGCGCTCAATCTCAACCGGCACCACACAACCAGAATAGCTTTGTTCAAGAGTAATATCAATCGTTTTTACTATTGGTTCGGGTTTTTTTACAGGGGGAGGTTGAGGACGTCCTCTGTTCATTTCATGAGGAACTCCGCCATGAAATATTCGGATATTCGGACCACCTGGTCCTCCCATACTATGCATTCCTTGCATATTACCCAGTCCACCATTGAACATCATATTAAAGATGCCATTAATATCCGGCGGGAACCCTTGATTGCCCGACATATTAAACGGCATGCCATTCCCTTGCTCCTGACCACCCATATCATAGACTTGTCGTTTTGCATTGTCACTCAGAGTTTCATAAGCTTCGTTGATCTCTTGAAACTTGTTTTTCGCACCCTCGTCCGAATTTCGATCCGGATGGTATTTTAAAGACATAGTACGATACGCCTTTTTTATTTCGGTATCGGAAGCCTTCTTGTCTATACCCAAAACATCGTAAAATGATTGCTTCACCATAGTAATAATATTAGTATTAAGACAGTTTTATATAATAATTACAAAACAATATATAACTATTTCTACGAATATATTCAAATATTTCGCACATTGCCAATGAATACTTCATTCCAAGACACATTCATTACCAAATACAAACCATATTTTATTGATGATTTTACTATGGATGACAATATACTGAAAACCATTAAGATATTAATACAGTCTGATAATTTAAATACATTGTTTATTGGAAATCCTAGTTCAGGTAAAACCACGTTGTTGTGTGCAATTGTACGAGAATATTATGGGTTAGACCGGAATTCTCCTTTCCCAGATAACAATATAATGTTCGTCAACAATTTGAAAGAACAAGGCATTCAGTATTTCCGTACAGAAATGAAGACATTTTGTCAATCTCGAAGCGCAATCTACGGTAAAAAGAAGTTAGTTATTGTGGATGATATTGATAATATTAATGAACAAAGTCAACAGGTGTTTCGGAATTATATTGATAAATACAAAAAAAACGTCAATTTCATATCCGTTTGTACCAACATCCAGAAGGTAATCGAAAGTATCCAGTCACGATTACATATAGTAAAAATGTCAAGTACTACGAACGAGCAAATTAAACAAATCATGTTACGCATTATCAATGAAGAAAAAATTGTTATTACTGATGAGGCAATTGACCATATTCTAACCATGTCACAATTATCTCTGCGCATTATGATCAATTATATTGAAAAAATCTTCATTTATGGCGAACCAGTGGACTTGGAAACATGTAAGGCAATATGTTCCAATATATCTTTTCGTAAATTCGAGCTCTACCTTGAAAAGTTAAAAAAAAACGATCTAAGAGGCGCAGTTGCGATCTTGTACGATATTCATGATTATGGATATTCTGTAATTGATATATTGGACTTCTTCTTTACATTTATAAAACAAACCGACGTTATTGACGAGAACCGTAAATACAAATTAATACCATTTATATGTAAATATATAACCGTTTTTCATGACGTACATGAAGACGCCATTGAACTAGCCCTTTTTACAAACAATATTATTCCTCTTATTGGCGATAAATAATTGTAATTGTAATTACAATGGAAGGGATATAGATAGATATGTACACCTTCCAATAATGCCAGAGATTTCTACTGAGTTTATTGATATAACAAACCTAGATAGTGTAGTAACATCTGTTATACATAAATTTACCGAACGAGCCACTTTCGGTAAAGAAAAATATGGTACGGATCTTGATCGTAAAGATCTATCCACCGTGCAATGGATTGAACATGCACAGGATGAATTAATGGACGGCATACTGTACTTAGAAAAATTAAAACAACAAACTTCTACCGTTGCATCGAGGTAATGCTACGTTTAGCAATATAATAGTGTAATATTATATACACGCAAATTATTGGTATATGTCATCTCAAATATTTAAGCAACCGATTCCGAAGGAATGTCTATACGAATTGTTAGAAAAGATTTGTTTAAAAACAAACAAATACTATGTGGTTGACATGAACGCTTTCCGTAAGATGCAGTTCAATACATTATATGAAGAGTTCTGTGCCGATTTGTTGCCATATTACCACTTAGGAAAACAATACTATGTGACCAGAGAAATGACATATAATTCATTTACTACTATCATACGACAAATATGTAAATACAATGCTCTCATGTTTTCATCAAAAATAAAGTACAATCACTCGAAATATAATATTAACTATCATATTTATTATTAGTGTCGGTATAACAAAAAATCTATAATCATACTATATATTCGTTAGTATAATTATGTTATTTAGTTCGAAAAATACTACCACATACATTTTAACCATTGGCGTCGTGTTAGTTGCTAGTTATTTTGCAGATAGTTTTAAACAAACGTTCGAGACAAATGATGAATATGAATTAATACGTAAATATCTATTGAACGATTCGCCACTATATGGTTACAATCGCCCAAAATTATGGATACATTCGAAGTACGAGATCAATTCACGCAAATGGAAGGATTTTTACTCTCGCAATACAACCGACTTGAACCAACCATATATTCATTTGACGATTAAGACCATACTAGACCACTGCGCCGAAGATTTCAATGTGTGTCTCATTGACGATCAGTCATTTAGCAAGTTAATACCCACGTGGGATATTGATATTTCATCACTGGCTGAACCCATGAAATCGTCTATCCGAGAACTAGGCATGTTACAACTAATCTATTATTATGGTGGAATGACAGTCCCTAACTCATTCATATGTAAGAAGAATTTAAAGGGTCTCTACGACGCCGGTATTGCCAATGGAAACCCATTTGTTTGTGAAAACATAAACCGCGCAGAGAACATTCTGTCTTCCTCACAGAAAAAACTGTTTGCACCCGACACATTCTTTGTTGGAGCCAAAAAGAACGACGAAACAATATTATCCTTTGTCGAACATTCCAAGAAAAATAATAAAAGCTCCCATTTTACCAGTGAATTCAATTTTCTCGGTAACAATTCTAAGTGGTGTACATCGGCAATTAATGACAATAAAATGAACTTATTGGGCGGGGAGCTTATCGGCATTAAAACAGAAGACAACAAGCAGATATTACTAGAAGATTTAATGGAAGAAGCCTATATCAAATTCCATCCAAATGGGTACGGTATCTATATCCCAGCAGAGGAAATTCTTAGACGCCCTAAATTTCAATGGTTTGCTGTCATGCCATCGGAAGAAGTGTTAAAAACAAACGCAATTCTTTCGAAACATTTACTTGACGCCATTTCTGATGGTGTGGATGAGTATAAACAAACATCTGAACTACGTAGTGTAGTCGCGATATAAATAGTATTCGCAAAGAATACATATAAAGTTATGTATATTAGTCAAAGTATACATAACTACCATGAGTTTGAACGAATTGATCTTGCTACCCGAAGGAGGGGAGATAGACATTCGGGATAATCAAACTACTGCTCGACAAACGGTGGACAGTTTATATGAAAAATATAGTGAAGATCCATATATGTTGTCGAAGCTTACTTCTTATATATGTACGCAATTACCAAATATATTTGAAAATATTAAATCAAATCATTATCACCGCACACTACGTATAGAAGAATTGAGTGCTGAACAAGATGCATTTATACAAACGTTCTTAACTAACAGCCAATACTTTGACGTTTCTGCTACTGATAAATATTTTCTCTATGACGGTATACAATACCAAGTGGTTAGTGAAGATGATATATTACACAATGTATTGTCCACAATTAGTACTGGACGTAATCTAATGTCCTGGAAACAAAGAACCAAAATCAGTATCATGAAACGTATTCGTGATAATAGTCTTGTTAACTCTATTCCCGAGTCAGAAACAATACAACGTGTATTAGATGTATTATTTCCGACTATATTTGCAACACGCAACGAGGCAAAGTATTTCCTTACTATCATTGGAGACAACATAAGGCGAAAAAATACTGGACTAATTCATTTTATATTACCCAGTTCTAAGAACTTCATGAGAGAACTGAATGCAGCTTCTCAATTTGTATTAAATTGTAGTTTAAATCAGACATTCAAGCATAAGTATTATGACCATACATATAGTGATTGTAGAATGGTTAACATCAACACAAATGTAAAATACGAACATAGTTGGACCCATATAATCAATCAACATGCACTTGATATTATATGTGTTGCATGCCATTATTCAAGTCGGTATGAATCTTCCGATAGTTATCTACTTAAATATGGAAACAATGACGATCTCAATAAGACCGTGTTTTATTTAAAAGACAAGGAACCAGTTGACCTAGTCAAGAGTTTTATATCGACGTATTTGGATATTCATACAAATTCCCTCGACATTGCTGCTACTACTAGTACTAGTATTATAGACACCCAATCTATTCGGGGAACACATATTACGTGGAACAATATGCAGTATTTATGGAAACACTATTTAGATAATTGTGGGTTACCGTCTGTTATGTTTTTACAGACATTTAAAACAATATTAACGGATAAATTGTCTCCTTATTACAATGCCGAACATGATTTGTTTATTGGCATATGCAGCAAGCACCTACCTGCCATCCAAACCTTCTTACAATTCTGGGACGAAACCATCATTCTAGATGATACTGAAACCGACTTTGAGATTGATGAAGTAGTATCGTTATTTAGAAAATGGTGTGATATCAGTCATAAACATGTTAACAATATCAATGACAAGCAAATACTGGACTTGATTGCTTTCTTCTTCCCGGACATAGAAATCGAACGCGACAAGTTTTTATCCGGCATTCGTTGTTCTCTATGGGACAAACAAATGGATATTCAAATTGCGTTGGACAACCTGAAAGACCTATTTCGTGAAAATAATGTAGCAGCGGGGAGGTCGGTGTCTCCGTCCATTAACCGGAACATAACGATCTATGACGCCTATCTATTTTATTGTAAATATTATTCCAACATACCAGATAAGATCGTTAGCAAGGCGTATTTTGAAAAATTCGTATTTGATAACTTGACCGACTACATTATCGACGACAAGTTCATTTCTGTTGATTGGTATATCCTATAAAATATAATGGCTGCATTATCAAGTATTATATTTTACCGCTTGGGTGTTTTCATAGTTATACGCTTCTTCTGATGGTTCCGATGCGCATTCCTTCTACTTTTTCGTGTGGTTTTCCTCTTTTTACCCCCACTAATATGAGACTTTTGTTTTTTTGAACTCGCCTCTTCCACACTATCTTCATTTGATCGGGCACCAAGTTCACTCGGCACTTCATTCAACCTGGTGTATATTAGATTAGCTAGGCAATAATCGACATCGTCTAGTGTGTATTCTAGTATATCTTCTATTTCTTCATCTACACCTGCTAATTGCGCCTTTGTATCGTTTACAATACTTGTAAAATCAAGCTTATCATAAAACGCGATTAGTCCTTTCAAATTCTCATATAATTCTTTTGTTTTCGAGTTATCTGGTCCGGGTTTCAATGTTTTTTGTAATCTGTTAATATTAGCAATTCCTTTTCTTGGATTACATAACCATTCTCTGGTATTATCTTGAATATATGTCCCAAGTGTAGGGTGCGTCTTATAATTACGACAATTAACGTCTTGTATCTTCGAATATATGCTATTTCTGATCTCCGTGTAGTTTTCAATATTTTTACTTAGAATTATATGCATAATACGATATACCTCTTTCTCGCGGTCAGACCATGGAAAGTATGCATTTGAATTTCCAAAGTTTGCACCAACAATTATTTTTTTCGCATTTAGTTTGTCGGTGTTATCTATACCATCAACGTTGTATCTCACATCACCCAATGCTTGAAATATCATGCTATAATCTCTTGATGCCAATAGATTAACATTATGACTAGTTGATTTCATGCTAGTTTGCAAAGAAACGGTTAGATAAGGTATCAGATCTCCGAGTGATTTTAATATTGAAGCATTCAACCAGTAATCTTTGGATACACTCGTAACAATCTCAGTAACCTTTGTAATAGATAATTGGGCAGCTTTCCGGGTCTCAGTCAACTTGCCACTCTTATTAAATATTGTAATATCGTATTCTTTCATTGTTTCGGAACTAATAGATACCATTGGTTTATTGTTCGGATTGTATACATTGATTTCTACTCGTTTGTTATAGTTTGGCTCTGCCACATTTGCCATTTTATCTAATTTAATATTACGATCGATATATTCCTTAAACCCGATAACAGACGGACCTGAACCTGCATCTAAGTGTAATAATGGATGCGTAACTTCGGTATTGTTCCTCAATTTTTGCGATGAAATCTGACTGTATTCGAAGTTTGCGGTATTACTTGCATCGGAGGTAATCGTTGTAATTCTTTTATTGTAGATCGATGGAAATAACCCCTGGCCTAATACCTTTTCGCCATATTGCAATACCGTTTTTCCATTCTTTTCAACTATCCTTGGTATTCCTTTTAAATTTAATAAATGTAAGCTCAATTCACTTGCAATCTCTTCTGTATAATTTCTATGCAACCCAGTATTATTCGTTAACATTGATCTTAATAATCGGTTTGACCCTATAATGCCATTCAATTCACTGTCGATATACGTTAATATTTGCATATCAAAATGTGATAGATCGTGCAATATTTCGGATTTTAGCATAATCAAATATCCCAGTTTGGTATATGTTAAATCAATCTTTAACTCACTGGTTGTATCATTAATATCCAAATGATATAAATATCGATCTTCTTTCTTTACCTTATTAAAATATTCTGATAATTCTGATTTTAATGTATCAATTGTGGTGTTCTTTTCTGTTACCATTTTCGTGTATGTTATACCATTATTAGTCAACATCCTATTTAATGCGTCAATTATTCGTATAACATATTCTTCATTAATTTTTCCATGCTTAGTTGCACGCGCATTGCTTATCATATCGTTATACGGAACAAGTAACTTTGCAATGCGCTTTTTTAACTTTGCAATATCTTCATCGATGAAGAACTTTTCAGAAAATTCATCAATATTGAAATCACTAACATCGCCAACTTTTAATGACATCGGTTTCATTTCTTCTTCTTCTTCATCACTGTCATTCGTTTTATACAATTTGATAATGCCCTTCCAATCTATTTTATTTACTTCATGTGCCAGAATATTTGGATTATCTACTGTATACAATTCTTCTAATATTGTTTCTAAATCTGGTGCATATTCAGCGACCGGTTGCTCCATTAGTTGTAATTATATCTATATCTTATCTTGATATAGTATTTCTAACAATTCTATTATGAATAAACTAATTCCATTACTCATAATATTTCTATGACTATTCAAGGTCTTTACTTCTTTGCCTTTCTGGTTGCGTTCTTCTTAACGTAACCGAACTTACCCTTCTTGGCGAAGTAACCTGCCTTCTCTAATCGCTTCTCCTTCTTGGCTGTCTTGTGCTTATCGGCAGAGACAATACGTCCCCACTTGTTCATCATTAAATCCTTACGGGTAAGACCACCAGTGGTCTTGTAAGCAGATCTGTTGTGAACTTGGGCACGGGAACCTCTTAACTCATTATATGTCTTTCCACGAATGTGGTATAAACCGTCTTCTGAACGAACTGGGCGCTTCATTATATATTTCCAAGAGAAATAAATAATGGGCTATTACTACTAAATATTCGATGTATTCAAGGTGACTACTTATGGTTGTTCGTTTTGTTCTTCTTGTTCTTCTTATTTGTGCGTCTGTGCGTTTTCCCTCTACCACTCTTATGTTTCAACGTTCGCCCCTTTCGCTTTGTTTTTATCTTACGAACTTTTGTCTTTCTTTTACGAGTTGTCTTTCTTTTACCCCCGTCAACTACCTCGTCATCACTATCATCGCCAAAATTTAATAACCTCGGTTTCATTTCTTCTTCTTCATCACTGTCATCGCCGAAATTGAGAGAAAATGGTGTAAACCCGCGATCTTCACTCAATTTCGATCGAACATTTGTTTTATGCTTTAATCTGGCTTCCTTTGCAGATTGAATGCGATCTTCTTCCAATCTACGCATTTTTTGTTTCTCGCGTATTGCATCGACTTCATCCTCCGTAATAGATATCTTCTCAACAAATTGTACACTATCTTTGTCACATATAATTATTTCACGATGAAACATGCCCCCTGCGTCGGTTTTTGTAAAATCCAATGCATATCCCGTATTATATGTTTTGCATAGATAATTCGTCATTGTCTTATCCGCATCATTATCCGAATTACGGATACCAGACACGTAGCCATAATTCTTCTCCAATATCTCGGGAATGATTTCCTTCACAGTCTTATCTTCCAATGGATTATTGTCATTACTAGCAACTTCGTATATTTTATCCATGGATTTATCGAGAGCAAGTATTTTTAATGGTTGTGTTGTAATAAATCGAAACGGCATTCCATATTCACGAGCGACTTCTTCCGTTTGACCGAAAAATACCGGCCCATTCATGTGAGAAAGAGGGTCGTTCTCGTCAAGGGGTATATCTCCTCTAAATAATGTGGTATTTTCAGGGACGATGTAATAGTTTATTCCATCTGGGTTTCCGGCCTCAATATCATAAAAACCGGTCGCATTTTTTGGCGCAAACCCCGACATGTATATACTTTTACGAGATTTTATGTGTTCGGGGTTCTCCATATACATGGTTTTGTTGTTCTAATATATTGTGAATATCTCATTGCCTTTGACATATGTGCTGTACCGTGGTATATATGACATTGTGTATTAGCTTCGGTCTCAATCGGTTTATTATTGGCATCATTATTGCATTGTTTATTCGCGCAGAATTTGATTATATCAAACATAGATCTTGGCATTTTTGTTATACTATTAGGAGATTTTTTCATCAGAAAATTGAAGTCATTTGAATACGCAGTGTTATTGATATATTATTCGTTTATTCATCATGAATTCCAATACAACCACTACCGACCTTGCTAAGCAATATCAGCGTAAGACTGATAAACAACATATTCTCGACAATCCTGATACCTACATCGGCTCTGTCGAGAATGTTGATGCTCAGTTATGGGTTTATGACAATGATACCAATCGCATTGTATTGCGGGACATCGAGTATGTGCCTGGACTATACAAGCTGTTTGATGAAGGTATTGTAAACTGTCGTGACCACGTTATTCGCATGATCCATGCAAACAATCTTCAAAAAAAATTCGTAACATTCATTGAAACAAAGGTTGAAAATGATGGTACCATCACCATGACTAACGATGGCAATGGCATTGATATCGCTAAACACCCTGAATATGATGTCTGGATCCCCGAAATGGTATTTGGACAGCTACGTACATCTACCAATTACGACAAGACCGAGAAACGTATTGTCGGAGGTAAGAATGGGTTTGGGTTCAAGCTAGTTCTTATTTGGTCTGTATATGGTCGGGTTGAAACCGTAGACCATGTACGTGGATTAAAGTATGTACAGGAATATCATAACAACTTGGATACCATCTCACCACCGGTTATTACAAAGGTACCCAAGACTACCAAGCCATATACCAAGGTTACATTCCGCCCCGATTATACTAGATTAGGTGTACAAGGATTGACACACGACATGTTGGCTCTTCTTAAAAAACGTGTATATGATATTTCAGCAGTGACTGACCATTCTATTAAAAAAATCAAGGTTATTTACAATGATATTCAGGTGCCTGTAAAGAATTTCCAGCAATACATCGATATGTACATTGGTTCAAAAACAGATGTCAAGCGTGTATACGAAACACATGACGAGCGATGGGAATATGCCGTGGCCATGTCGCCTACTCACGAATTCCACCAAGTCTCATTTGTCAATGGCATTTGTACGTTCAAGGGCGGCAAGCATGTCGATTATATTGCTGGTCAAATCATCAGAAAGTTGTGTGATTATATTGAAAAGAAAAAGAAGGTCAAGGTAAACCCATCCGCGGTCAAGGAGCAAATCATGTTGTTCTTGCGTTGTGATATTGAAAACCCATCGTTCGATAGTCAGACCAAGGATTTTATGAACACACCACTCGCCAAGTTTGGCTCCTCTTGCACAGTAACTGATGGATTTATCGACAAGGTAGCCAAGCTCGGTGTTATGGAGACGGCGTGTTCACTTACAGAGGCCAAGGACAATAAATTGGCCAAGAAAACCGACGGGTCCAAGACCAAGTCTGTGCGCGGCATTGCCAATTTGATTGATGCTAATCTCAGTGGAACGGTTCAATCCAAAGATTGTGTATTGATTTTATGCGAGGGACTTAGTGCATTATCTGGCATTGTATCTGGTCTATCCAGCGAAGATAGAAACACCATCGGCATTTACCCATTGAAGGGTAAGTTGTTGAATGTACGAGGGGAACAGATTAAAAAGATCGCCGAAAACAAGGAAATTAGTGAGATTAAAAAGATCCTTGGTTTGGAAACCGGCAAGGAATACAATACCATCGATGATGTTCATAAGAGCCTTCGTTATGGAAAAATTATGTATATGACCGATCAGGATTTGGATGGATCACACATCAAGGGACTGTGCATTAACCTGTTTCATAGCGAATGGGCATCACTTGTCAAAATACCTGGTTTCATCTCGTTCATGAATACACCTATTTTGAGAGCAAAGAAGGGTGCACAAGTTAAGTTGTTCTACAATGATGGAGAATACAACTCTTGGAAAAATACATTTGATAATGGTGTTCCGACTGGATGGACCATCAAGTATTTTAAGGGATTGGGTACGTCTACCTCTGCCGAGTTCAAAGAATACTTTGCCAATAAGAAGATTGTCGATTTTGTCTATTCCGGGCAAACTAGTGATGATACGATTGATAAGATCTTCAACAAGAAGCGCGCGGATGATAGAAAGACTTGGTTAGAACAATACGACAAGACGTCTTATCTCGACACCAGTCATCCATCGGTTCAGTATGAACAGTTTATCAATCAAGAGATGATCCATTTCAGTACCTACGATTGTGCTCGTTCTATCCCCAATATGGTGGATGGTCTAAAAATATCACTCCGTAAAATTCTATTCTCCGCATTCAAGCGTAAGTTGACCAGCGAAATTAAGGTTGCTCAGTTTTCAGGGTATGTATCTGAACATAGTGCTTATCACCATGGTGAAGCCAGTTTGAATGGCGCAATTGTCAACATGGCACAGAACTATGTCGGCTCTAACAATGTCAACTTACTTGAACCTAATGGGCAGTTTGGTACTAGATTACATGGCGGTGATGACAGTGCGTCAGAGAGATATATCTTCACTATGTTGAACTCACTTACTCGCTTCATCTTCCCAGATGCAGACGATGCGGTATTGTCTTATCTAGATGATGATGGAACACAAGTTGAACCTGAGTATTATGTTCCTATTATTCCTTTCGCACTAATGAATGGAATTTCTGGTATCGGCACAGGCTTCTCATGCAGCATTGCTCCATACAATCCTAAGACCGTTATCCAATACTTGAAAACAAAGCTCACTAAGAAAGACACCAGTTCCATTGAATTCGTCCCCTATTACGAAGGGTTTACAGGAACCGTCAATAAGATCGCTGAACAAAAGTTCCTTATCAAGGGAGTATATGAGAAGATTGCCGATGATAAGATCCGTATCACTGAGCTTCCTATTGGTTCATGGACTATGTCGTATACTTCGTTCTTAGAAACTCTTGTTGATGGTTCAGTCAATACTAAGACTGGAAAGAAGTCGCCACCACTCATCAAAGATTTCACATCGGTCTCTACCGAAGTTGCAGTGAACTTTGTGGTTGTATTCCCCAGAGGACGCCTCTCTGAATTAGAGAATACTGCCGACGACAACAATTGTAATGGTGTTGAGAAGCTCCTCAAATTATTCACAACGGTAAGTACTACGAATATGCATATGTTTAATTCTGAGTGTAAGCTACACAAGTATGCGAATGTAGAAGAAATTATCGATGACTTCTACCGTGTTCGTTTGGAATTATACAGAAAGCGCAAAGAGTTCTTGGTCGCTGATATGGAGAAGCGTCTCGTTCGTCTATCTAATCGTGCGAAATATATTCAAGAGACCTTGACAGGCAGTATCGATCTTCGGCGTAAGACCACTCAGGTTGTTACCGAGATGTTGACTGAGAAGGGGTATATTATGATTGATGGTGATTATAAGTACCTGGTCAAAATGCCGATGGACTCCGTTACCGAAGAGAATGTTGCCAATATCATGAAAGAAAAGGACAATACTGAGCACGAATTAGATGTACTCAAAAAGACTTCGCTGGAAAAGATGTGGACACACGAACTTGATTGTCTCGACAAGGAATATACTAAGTATAAGACCAAGCGTGAAAAAATCCAGGCAGGTTCAGTTACTTCAAGTAAAGTAGCCGCCACCGGGACAAAAAAAAAGGTCGTTAGACGCAAGGTATCTTCAAAGTAATTTAAGCATAGTTGCAATTCTGTAATTACAATATTTTTTTTGTGTTATTCTATCTTGATTTTATTCTATCTATTAATTATATAATCATGAATTTTTTAATGTCATCATATGGCCGCAGAAAAAGAGCACCTGCAACTGTTGATAATGCAGTATTACAAATAGCTGAAAAGAAGGCTGAGGAGGAAGCCGCTGCCGCCAAGAAGGCCGAGGAGGAAGCTGCTGCCAAGAAGAAGGCCGAGGAGGAAGCTGCTGCCAAGAAGAAGGCTGAGGAGGAAGCCGCTGCCAAGAAGAAGGCCGAGGAAGAAGCCGCTGCCAAGAAGAAGGCCGAGGAGGAAGCTGCTGCCAAGAAGAAGGCCGAGGAGGAAGCTGCTGCCAAGAAGAAGGCCGAGGAGGAAGCTGCTGCCAAGAAGGCTGAGGAGGAAGCCGCTGCCAAGAAGGCTGAGGAGGAAGCCGCTGCCAAGAAGAAGGCTGAGGAAGAAGCCGCTGCCAAGAAGAAGGCTGAGGAAGAAGCCGCTGCCAAGAAGAAGGCTGAGGAAGAAGCCGCTGCCAAGAAGAAGGCTGAGGAAGAAGCCGCTGCCAAGAAGAAGGCTGAGGAAGAGGCTGCTACCAACTAAGGTTGTAAATACACACATAGACCTGGTGTAAAGCGACCCACTTAAAAATTATCTCATTTTGCATATTTTACTATTCAAATATGCAAGATATCTATCTATTATATTTCAACTGCATTTGCATGCCTTTTTGCACCATTTTTTTTCATTGATATTGCATTTACAATCGCATTCGTTGTTGTAGACAATGTATTTAGTTCATAATTCAATACAGCGATTGTTTCAGTTTCACCAGAACCACGACTAAGGCTGCATATGATGAACAATACTATACATATTACGCAAACCCACATGCATATCGTTATTATGACATCTTCCATCTTCTTTTTGGATAATATACTTCTATATTGATTCAATTTTTTATGATGGTGCAGACATT